ATGACTTTACCACTAGGATATACTTTATCTAATTCATATTGAACATTCTTTTTCAATGGTCTTGCTCTTTGAGGAAAGAACATCTGGATCATCTTTGTTTGTCCTCTGAATACAAAAGTAATAGTATACGTCGCACCATACTTGTTCAGTCTTTGCCAATTTTCTTCCCTTAGCGTTCTAAATCTTTTCATTCTTGTTCTCCTTCATAGACTTTTTAAGCATCTTTTGTAGTTCAGATGTACTTCCAACAAACAAAGAATTGTTGGTAACATTAGTCTGTGCCTTTGGCCCATCCTCATCTATCTCTTTCATTTTCTTTTGTAGATCTATGAGTTTGTCTGTTGTATCTGCAACGTGTTTGATAAGTTGTCCAGCAACCTCATATGCTCTTGCAGAATCTGATTGTTGTGCAACATCTAAGGCACCATCAACTGCTTCCTGTCCTTTCTCAACGAGAGAATATAATTGAGCTCTACTATAGTTATAATCTGTTTCAATATCGGGTTCTTTAGATTTCTTTAAATCCTTTGCACTAGTCCTAGTTGGTTTACTGACAGGTTCTTTCTTCATAATCTCAGCTCCTCTATCAGTGATTTCTAGAGCTTCATCTATTTCATCAAATGTTTCATCTTCAATCATAGGTCAGAGTCCCTCCCTTGACTACTACTGTAAATAGATCCATCGGCATAATCAGATCTAGTTTCACCAAATCCAAAGTCATCACCTTCAATAACTTGTATATCATCCTGTACATTGATTATATGGATTGGTACATTGATGTCATGTGGTTTGATCACACTGGTATACACGCCTCTCTTGACTTTGATTCTGTTGCCAGTAATAGATCTAATCAACATCTTCTCCTCATCTATCTGTATATAATCACCCTTTCTCAATGACACGGCACTATTGACATCAAATTCTGTTCTTACTGTATCTATAGTTTCATTAGTTGCTGCGGTGGCATCACTAGTATAATCTTTGATAGCAGCTGGTACAGCCGTGTATCTTTGTTGTCTAGGTGCAGTCTTAGTATTTGATGTATCTGAGTAGTAGTCTGTTTGTACCTTCTTGATAAGACCTTCACTACTATTATTGATTGGGCCAAATAGATATGTCTTACAGGTGAAGTTCAATGTATATGTTAATGCTCTTCTCTGTAGAAAATCATCTTCGTATGTATCTTCCATCTGGATTCCTTCCAGTGTAATTGGCATATCTCTTTTCTCTCCTATTATATCCACTAGATCAATCGTAAGATTAAATGCTGGTTGGAAATATGGTAGTATCTGTTCTAATATTTGTATAGCGTCTTCGTTCAACTTAGCCAAAATACTAAGTTGCATATTAATATTATATGGAACAGGCATAAATGCTTTGACCATCTTATTAGTCTTCTTATTTACAGACTTGAAAGTCTGCATTGTAGAAACCTTTCTTGTGGCATCATAAGTCATACCTATGACTTCAAAAGACATTCTGGGTAGACTTAATGTGGTTGCAACACCATCTTGGTATTCTCTACCTTGAGATATTCTTGCTAAAAATTTCTGTTGTGGGCCGTAAGATATAGGAACTTTTACAACACTGACCGTCTTACCAGACTTATCTTTGTGTTGTACTTCAAGATTGTTAAAGAGGGTTCCGAAAGACACGATTGTCTTACGAATTATCTCATGGTAGAAATGATTGGTTAACATAATATTACCACCTTATAATAGTATTTAGAACTCACCGAATGGATTTCTTTCAGAGAAGTCTAGGATTTCGTCTGCCTCTGTCTCTATTTCATCGTTACCAGCAAAACCGATATCGAATTCAGAATCTACAGAAAGTATTCTGTAACTTGCAGCTGCACCAACAATTACCTCTCCTACAGAGAAGTCACCGCTAGGTATTGAAACTTTAAGAATGTTATCTGCTGTATTCCAACTAGCAACGTATGCACTAGTGCCACTAGATACACCCTTAACTATTTCATCTCTCTCAAATTCTCCAAAGGAATTAGATGTAACAGAAGATATAGCAACAGTTGCAGATGTAGAAGTATAACCAGCACCAGCATTACTGTATCTGATTTGAGTAACAGTACCAGCTGAACTTACCACCGCCTCTGCCTGTGCGTTCATCAGTAAAGGTTCAGTTTCGTTTGACTGTTGTATGTATACAGATGTAATTCCAACTGTAGGTGTAAAGGTATAACCAAGTCCACCAGTTGTAATTCCAATAGGCCCTAATACTGCTTCTGAAATGACAGCAGTTGCAATAGCAGTAGATACAGGAGAACCACCAGTAAACACAACTTGTGGTGGAGTAGTGTATCCTGTGCCTGGATTGATCAGTAGTATTCTATCAACAGATTGGTTTGCAACGCCAGATCTACTTGTCATAATTGCAACAGCAGTTGCCTGAGTTCCTGTAGATGGTGACTCTATAGTCATAATAGGAACTGAAGTATATCCCCATCCTTCATAGTTGACAGTCAATCCTGTTACAGTTCCAGTTGCATCAGTTGTTGCAACGACTTGTGGTTGTTCATTATCCATCTTACGGATGAATATAGCATTAGTATTTGTAACAACATCAGTTTCTTGAGATGTCTCTGAACTAGGAACTTGTGTTGCACTGTTATTACTTGTAGCGGTATCGCCAGTCAAGTTAATAGTCAAGTGATCTAAGAATCCCTCAAATGATGCAGTCTGAGATGGAATGAAACCTTGTCCTGAAGCATCAGCACCTAGCTTCAGGTTATCCCCAGCAAAGAACATTATTGGGTTTGCTGTGTTAAGACTGTTACTTACAGTTCCATTTACAGATATAGTTGCATCAGTATTATATTGTTCTACTCTAATAAAGTTCCATGCATTTAAAGTAAGTTGTGTAGTATTCTCAATAGATCCAGAACCAGAAGCAAACACTATGTTACCTGTCTCTCTGTAGTATATCTTGAATCTATCAGTCCACATGACTGTTCCGCCATTGACTGCTGGATCAAACTTGGTAGGGTATAACCAGAAACTTAGTGACAGTCTACCATTACCACTATCTCTAGAATCCACATTAGTTGTAAAGTGGAAGTTAGCACCAATAACCTCTGATATTGTGGTGTGATGTAGTGAGTTATTACCAAACTTAATCTGAGATGATGTGGTTAGATTAGGTGGTGTGAAACTTATGGAAGGCACACTTAGGTAATTAGATCCACCACTCGTTAGAGTTACAGTATCAATACCACCCTCAGCAATTGTCACAGTTCCAGATGCCTGATTACCTTGTGTTGGTTTATGTATCGTTACTGTTGGTGTTCCTCTGTAGTTACCACCATCAAACATTGAAACACGTTGTACAGATTTGACACCAGTAACTGTAGATGCAAGAGATACATATGCCACTGCATTTTGAGATGTATCTTTTTCTAATTGTATAGTTATAGTCTGACCAGTGGTAGATCCAAAGTCCTCATCAACATCCACTCCTTCTTTATCTGTTAATCCATCAGGAAGATCAATGACCTCATCTTCTGGTTCAAAGATCTCACATCTGAACTCATACATGAATAGATCATTTACTTGGTAGAAAGGAACTTTTCTCTCAATATACTTGATCTCAAACAAAGCATTATCCAAAGGTAAGTAAATCAAATCACCTTCATGTGGAGATTTGGCATTGACTCTTTCGCCCTCTGGGAATAGATTTATGAATGGTGTAATAAAATCATCATATCTTTCTTTAGATACAACCAATGTCAATTCATCTTGATCTCTAACACCGAACTTAGTTAAAACATCAGAAGGTGATCCAAAACCATCAGTGTTTACTAGATATGCCTCCAATCTAAAACTATCGTCAAACTTAGAAGCAGTGATCTCTCTGATTACTGTGTTTTGATTAACGATTTTTCTGGGTAGATATAGGATATCCTGACCGAACAGTTGTAAATGTTCGTTCACCAAGTCTTGAACTAGTCTTTGTTCACTTGGAGATCCATTTAGAAAGAAGGGTGATAAAGGCATTATCCAACAAAGTCTAATGGTGGCATTGCGTATTCTGACATTAGTTTTTCCATGAGAACTTCTAATTCCTGAGTCGCATCGTCATATAACTGTCTACCGTTAAGTTCTAGTCCGCCAGGAAGTTTAACTCCTGTAAATTTGATAAGATTTTGACCCCATTGTTTTTTTATTAAAGATGTGGTATACTGTTTAAGCCAGTAGTCATTGTATACAGCAGTCTCACTCTGAGGATCAACAATTCTGAAGCAGTCTATGATTATAAAATGATCATTAGTAAGTTCATTTACATTGACATCCATATATAATCTACTATTTTTCTTGTTAAATCTGATCTGAACATCAGGATTAAGCATATAATCAAGAGTTTCCAAGTATGATTTTACCATACCATAGTTGAGCAAATCGATTGCCCCGTAGTAGTATAAATCATTAAGGAAGATCTGATACTTAAGATTGAACATACCAGCCGATATGGTTGATGA